GCGTTTACCCGATTTAATTATTGAGGACGTTATTCGCCTACATACACAGTATAACTGCCATCGTTGGTTTGTAGAGACAGTACAGTTCCAGGAATTTTTAAAAACCGAGTTGGTTAAACGTTCAGCTGCGCGCGGGAAACCTGTGCCTGCTACGGCAACAAAACCCAATAGTGACAAAATGCTTCGCATTGAGAGCTTGCAACCGCATATTGCCAATGGGTTAATTTTATTACACCGCTCACAATCCACCCTTGAATCACAGTTAAGACATTTTCCAAAAGCTGATCATGATGATGGCCCAGACGCACTGGAGATGCTATGGCGTAATGCAGTAAGTAGTTCTGCGGTGATTGAATGGATAAGTATTAGTGAGTTAGATGATAGCGAGTGGGATGAAGATGAATCGGATCTTTATTCTGTGTGGAAACAATAAGGTGAATTTATGGGATTGTTAGACAAATTTAAAAACCTTTTAAAAGGCAATGAAACAGAGCCTACGCAAACTGATGACGCGGAAGTTACTGCTACAGGACGAGTGTTAGACGATCATCCTTCAGCCAAAATTACACCATCAAAATTGAAACAAATTTTAGATGATGCAGAAAATGGTGATATTCAGGCTCAGCATCAGCTTTTTATGGATATTGAAGAGCAAGACAGTAGCATTGCGGCAAACATAATGACACGTAAGCGTTCAGTGCTTACGCTTGATTGGCGTATTGTCGAACCACGTAATGCAACACCAGCAGAAGAAAAATTACAAGCAGAAATTGACGAGCTATTTTACCAATATCCTAACCTTGAAGATTTATTTATGGATCTCATGGATGCGGTCGGGCATGGGTTTTCTGCGCTCGAAATTCAATGGGCGCAAGTAGATGGCAAATGGGTTCCCAAAGGCTTTAAACCTTGTCCGCAGTCTTGGTTTAAATTGGATAAAGACGATAGTTTATTATTACGTACGCCAGCTAATCAAATGGGTGAGCCTTTACGTCCTTTTGGTTGGGTGGTACATCGCCATAAATCTCGTTCGACACAGTTGGCTCGTGATGGCTTATATCGCACATTGGCATGGCTTTATATGTATAAGCATTATTCTGTGCGTGATTTTGCCGAGTTTTTAGAGCTTTATGGTATGCCGATTCGCATTGGTAAATATGGTGCTGGTGCCACTATTGCAGAGAAACGCACATTATTGCGTGCGTTGGCCGAAATTGGGCATAACGCGGCAGGCATTATGCCTGAATCGATGCAGATTGAACTGCATAACGTCGCTAATGCAGGTGCAGCATCGGGTAATAATCCATTTTTACAAATGGTTGATTGGTGCGAGAAATCTATTGCTCGGTTGATTTTGGGGCAAACCTTAACATCGGGGGCGGATGGTAAAAGCTCCACCAATGCGTTAGGTAATGTGCATAATGAAGTGCGTCGTGATTTGATGATTAGCGATGCGAAACAGATTGCACAAACCATTACTCAACAAATCATTTTGCCGTATTTGCAAATTAATGTTGATCCGAATATTGCGCCACATCGTGTCCCTTATTTTGAGTTTGACACAAAAGAATATGAAGATTTATCGGTATTTGCAGATGCCATCCCTAAACTTACGGGCATTGGCGTGCAGATTTCGGAAAGCTGGGTGCGGGATAAATTAGGGATTCCTGAGCCACAAGAAGGTGAACTGATTTTAAGCACACTGCAAGGCAAGAAAACAGACAAAAAAACGACCGCACTTTCTGCCGTGTTTAATCACGGGGAAGGTTGTGCTTGCGGTTGTCGTTCTGCCGCGTTGTCGGCTCAGAATGGTAAAAAGGATGAACAAGATGAATTGGACGGTTTGATTGATGATGCACTGGCAAATGCGGATTTTAATCAACAGCTTGATCCTATGATGAAACAAATTGTAGGCGTGGTCATGGCAAGTGAAAGCTATGACGAAGCACAGGAAAAACTGATCGCACTTTATCCTGATTTAACCAGTGAAAGCCATCAAGCCTATTTGACAAGTGCGGTATTTTTAGCTGATTTATTAGGAGCAGCCAATGCCGAGCGCACCTAAGTTTGCCATTGGCGTAGAACCCAAACAAGCCATTGAGTTTTTGCGCCAAAAGAAAATGCTTGCCAGTAAGGTGTTAGCAAAAGAAATGCAGGATAGCGCATTGGCACGTGCTACGACGATTGCGCGCTTAACTAGCCTTGATATGACAAAGGATATTTACCAATCTTTAGAAACCGCTATGCGTGAGGGCAAAGGCTTTCACGCTTGGAAAAAAGAACTGGTGAGTGAATTTGAACGTAAAGGCTGGATTTTTGGGAAAGATCCGTCTATTCGTGGTATTGATGGGCATTTACTGGCAGATCCAAAAACAGGGGAATATTTTGGCACGCCGCGTCGATTAAATACGATTTATCGTGTCAATATGCAGTCAGCTTATTCGGCTGCGCGTTATCAACGCTTGCGTGATAACGTGGATAACCGCCCTTATTGGCAATATTCTGCCGTGGGTGATGCGCGTACTCGCCCTGCCCATTTAGCATTGAGCGGTAAGGTGTATCGTTATGATGATCCGTTTTGGGCAACCTTCTACCCGCCCAATGGGTTTAATTGTCGCTGTACGGTGATTGCGTTAGGCGATAGAGATTTGAAACGCCGTGGGATTGATAAGCCTGACGATAGCTCGGAATTTTTGGTGGAAGTAGAACGCCCTGCGGATAAGCAAGGTAATCGTGAAAAGACGGTAGGGTTTAAATTACCTGATGGCACGGTACGTGTGACAGATAAAGGCTTTGATTACAATGTAGGGCGATTAAACTACAAGCCTAATTTGGATCTTTATCCGGAAAAGCTGGCGCATGCGTTTGCGAAGGTTGAGATGAAAGGTGGGGAGTTTAAGCACGATTTTGAATTTTTGGCAAAGCATGTGACGGAGATGAAACAAACGCTCAGCCCTGAAGGAAAAAAACTCACTGCTGATCAAATGTTACAGGTGCGTGATAGCCTTACCAAAAATTTTAAATTTGCAGCAGGTGTCTTGAGTGCGGAAAGTAAGGATTTATTGAAAAGCAAAACTGGCACAGTGTGGCTTTCTGATGATACTTTAATTAAGCAATTTAATAGTCGTGATGGGCAAGATTTTGGGATTGATGAATATGCGGATTTGCCGGATATTGTTAATTCACCGGATAAAATTATTGTAGATGAATTCGGCTACCAATTTTATAAAGATGTAAATGGTAAGAAATTGTTAGCTGTATTGAAAGTTTTAAGTCGAGAAAACGAAATTTTTGTGCAATCGTTCAGATTGGTGAGTGATAAGCAATGGAAAAAGGCATTTAAAGAATAAGCCACTAGGCGGGGCTCGAACCCACCGCACACAGTCCCGAGTCTATTTCACCTCTTCGCCCGCGATCTTCGAGATTCATCGCTTTTCTAGTGGCTTTGGTGAATATACCCCCTTAAATTTTAAAAATCAACGATTATGATAGACATTGAAATCAATAATGCGCAAGAAGTTACCGCACTGCTTGAACGATTAGCACAATCCACGGCACACCGTGCGCCTTTAATGCGAAGTATTGCTGGCACAATGGAATCAGCTGTGCTGCAAAATTTTGATGTTGGGGGGCGTCCTAAATGGCTGGGACTGAAATATCGTCAAGGTACTCCGTTGGTCGATACCGAAAACTTGATGGGGAGCATGACGTCTGACTACAGCAATGATATGGCAACGGTTGGGACGAATGAGCCTTACGCGGCTATTCATCAATTCGGGGGGAAAGCTGGACGAGGTCGTAAAGTAGAGATTCCGGCACGCCCTTTTTTGGCTTTAACCCCTCAAGATGAGGCAGATATTTTGGAAGATGTGCAAGACTACTTCCAACGCTTAATTAAATAAATCAGAAAATTGCCCTAAATCGCACGTAGGGCTATTTTTTACTTTTAGGGTATAAGATTTCATCTTTAAATTTTTAAAACAATTTAAAACGGTTTTAAAGCGTTTTAAAATGGGTTTAGGTTGTTTTCAATCATTCAATCTTTCACGTCTTTAATGTGAGGCTTGTTCCTCATTGTCTAACATTTCAAATTATTTGGTTGCGCTGAAGCCAGTCATCTCTTGTTATCTCGTTCAATTCGATATTCTGCCATCCTAGATTGAGTTTTTAAGGATGGTTTCAGATGAAATTAACAGTTGCCGCTTGTAGTTTTGAAATTGACAAGGCGAAGTATGGTCGTATCCAACTTTTACCTTATGGCAAATTTCGCGCCACAGACGGCAGACCAACCGACGTGGAGGCATGGTATGTAACAGATACAAATGGCGCGGATGTGGTGGCGTTGGCAAATAATCAACGCAATCCCCTTCCTATTGACTACGAACACCAAATTTTACATTCCCAGCAAAACGGCAAAGAGGCTCCTAGCGCAGGTTGGATGGAATATCTCTATTTTAATCCGCAAGGGATTTTTGCTGATGTCCGTTGGACGGACAAAGCCGCGGACTATATCAAAAATGGCGAATATCGTTATATCTCTGCCGTGTTTGCATATGACACGAATGGTTATGTTCGCAAAATTTTTCACGCCGCACTGACTAATAACCCCGCTTTAGACGGCATGGACGAAGTGATGGTTGCCGCCAGTGTGCAACTTTTAAATCAACAAAAGGAAAAGCCAGAAATGGACAAAAAATTATTGGCAGCATTATGCGCACTGTTTGCTTTAAAAGCAGATGCAAGTGAAGCTGATATTACGGAGAAAGTGACCGCACTTTCGGCAGCTAAAGGCGATAGCCCTGTGGACGTGTTAGATGTTTACGCAAAATTAGCTGAAAAAGAACAATCGGTAGCGGCGTTATCTACGCAAGTGGGCAACCCTGATCCTGCTAAATTTGTGCCAGTCGATCAGGTGGTTGCATTGCAGGCTGATTTTAATGCGCTTAAAACATCTGTAGAAGCAGACAAGAAAGAGGCATTAATCACAGCAGCATTATCGCAAGGCAAACTGGCTCCCGCATTAAAAGATTGGGCACAAAGTTTATCTGTTGAGGCATTAAGTGCTTACTTAGAAAAAGCACCTGCAATGGCCGCATTAAGTGGTGAGCTACAAGCAAAAGGCGACCCAGAGCAGAAAGTGGCAGCGTTAAGTGCTGCAGAGAGTGCAGCAGCAAAAGCTTTAGGCTTAAGCGAAAAAGATTATATGGCAACCTATAAGGAACAAAAATAATGGATAAATTCAAAAAATCAGAACTTTTAAAAGCCCTTGATGAAGCCTTTAAAAAAGATTTTGCCGGTGCGTTAGACACTGTAAAACCGCAATGGGCAGAAGTAGCAATGAAAGTGGCAAGTTCCACCGAAACCAATACTTATGCGTGGTTGGGCTTCTTCCCTAAATTGCAAGAATGGGTGGGTAAACGTCGTTTACGCAAAATGCAAGCGCAAGGTATGCAAGTATCGAATAAGTTGTTTGAAAGCACTGTTGCTATCCCGCGCACCAATATTGAAGACGACCAGGTGGGCTTATTTAGTCCGATGATAAAACAAATGGGACAAAGTGCGGCGGAATTGCCTGACGATTTAGTCTTTGGCTTAGTGAAACAAGGCAAAACTACCCTTTGCTATGACGGGCAAAATTTCTTTGATGATGATCACCCGGTTTATGCAGAAGTGGACGGCACAGGTGCTGTTACCCAGCAAAGCAATCTGACTAAAGGTTCAAGCGCAGGCAAACCAGCGTTCTATATTTTAGACACTACCAATGCTATCAAGCCATTTATTTGGCAAGAGCGCACTAGCCCTGAAATTGAGGCGAAATTTGATCCGTCTAAATCCGATACGGTATTTATGGAAGATACCTATATTTGGGGTGTACGTGCCCGTGGTAATGCAGGTTTTGCATTCTGGCAACTTGCTCACCGTGTGGAAGATAGCGAATTAACTGAAGAGGTCTTAATGGACGTGTTGGCGAAAATGAAATCCTTAAAAGGCGATGGCGGTAAATTATTGAACATTCGACCGAATGTATTGTTGGTGCCACCTTCTCTTGAGCATACCGCAAAAAAATTAGTGGAAGCCGACATTATCAACGGCACCAGCAATGTGTTGAAAGGGACGCTTAAAGTGATGGTGTCTTCACAGATTGTGGAGTAATCCGTCTTTTTCCTTGTCTTCCCAGCTTGCTAGGGAAGGCAAGAAATGACTAGGAGGAAACTATGGCAAAGGAACAACAAGACAGCGAACAGCAAGATGAAGTAAAAGCTGAGACGCAAGATGAAGTAAAAGCTAAGACGCAAGATGAAACTGCAGAAAAACTATCTGATGTTTTGGTAGAAGGCGGTGAAGTAATTAACCCCATTGCCTATGCGGTGACGTTACGTGCAATTCATCCGCAAGCCTCTTATGGTCGCTGCGGCTATCGTTTTAACAAAGAAAGTGCGGTGGAAATTCCGGCTGGTGATTTAACCGGGGAGCAAGTGATCGCGTTGGCGGAAGATCCTTGGTTGGAACTTGTGCCGGTGTGTGACGAATAAGGACAGGTATGAATTACGCAACGGCAGAAGATTTTGTGTTACGCGTAGGGGAAGTGCAAGCCATTGAACTGACCGACCGTGATTTGACTGGGCAAGTTGATGACTATTTGCTTGATGTCGCATTGTCTGACAGCTCAAGTCAAATTGATGGTTATTTGGCAGCACGTTATACCCTCCCTCTTGTGAGTGTGCCACAAAACTTAGTGCGACTTTGTTGTGATTTGGCTCGTTATCGTTTAGCGAGTATGTCTCATGTGACGATTACAGAAGAAATTATTACACGCTATAAATTAAGTTTAAAAGAACTTGAGGATATTAGTGTGGGTAAGATTTCTCTTGGGTTGCCGCCTACAGAGAATAATGATGCCAACGAACAAGACAATGGTGTGATTTTTACTAATCCGAAAAACAGGATTTTTGCACGTGATCACTCAAATTGAAAATGCCCTTGTAGAACGCCTACAGCGTGGCTTAGGGCGTTTAGTCAATACTGTTAAAAGCTATGGCGGTGAGCTCGATGATGAAAGTTTTGGGACATCACGTTTACCGATGTGTTTAGTCACTTTTGGGGGCGCACGTATCGAACGTATGAGCACCAATTTGAAACGACATCAATCCACAGCAAACTTTGTCATTATCGTGGCAGTAAATAGCTTGCGTAGCAATATTGCGGCACGACAAGGCGGAGCGGATAAACGAGAGGTGGGCGTTAATCAGTTGATTACAGCCGTACGCCGTTTGTTAGATGCACAAACCTTGGGGCAATTAGTCAAGCCATTGAAACCGACAAGGGTGCGCACCCTTCTTA